TGCCGACGATGGTATAGAACTAGATGGATAATTGGCATACAAATATCCGTTCAACGATACATCACCATTTACAAACAATCGACCACCTAACGATGCATCGCCTACCAAATACAATCGTTGATTTAACGAAACGTCGCCTTGTACAATCAATCGTTTATTCATGGATGCGTCACCTGTAAGAAGTAATCTATTTTTAGCAACGACATCGTTAGAAACTGTCAAAATTGCATCAAATTGTGCATTGTCGCCAACCCATAAAGTACTTGAAAATCCAGAAGCTTTTGCCACCGAGAGTTGTCCGTTCATTGACGTGTCTCCATTCACAAATAAATTACTATTCAACGAAGCATCACCAACCAGATATAATCGTTGATTCAACGAAACGTCTCCTTGTACAATCAACCTTTTATTCATCGAAGCATCTCCTGTAAGAAGAAATCTATTTTTGGCAACGAGATCATTTGAAACCGTCAAAATTGCATCAAACTGGGCATTACCGCTAACCCATAATGTTTTATTAAATCTAACATCGCTACCCACTGATAATACCCCATTCATTGATGTGTCCCCATTTATATACAATCTACAATTGGTTGATATATCAATGTTATATAAATCACTTATAACCCCACCTTTTATCGCAGTTGGCGAAATAGATGAATTTGGATAATTGGCATACAAATATCCGTTCAACGATACATCACCATTTACAAACAATCGACCACCTAGCGATGCATCGCCTACCAAATACAATCGTTGATTTAACGAAACGTCGCCTTGTACAATCAATCGTTTATTAATGGATGCGTCACCTGTAAGAAGTAATCTATTTTTTGCAATAATATCACTATTAACAGTCAAGGTTGCATCAAACAATGCGTTATCTCCCACCCATAATGTTTTATTAAATCCTACTGCATCACCTACAGCTAATATTCCATTCAATGATAAATCAGAATTACCAACAATTGTATTAGCCACATATATATTCGAATTAAATGATGCATCTTTTTCTATTAATAAACGATTCATTACGTGTATATCATTAGATGCAGTTAATGTAGTATTAAAAAAAGCAGTATCATTTACCCATAATGTACCATCTAATTCGGTAGATTTCGTAACATATAAACTATTATCAATTGTTGTATCACCATAAACATATAACTTAGAATTCATCGAGACGTCTCCGCCAACATATAAACGATTGTTGAATGAAACATCCCCATCAACATATAATCTACAATTTGTAGATACATCCGTTATATATAATCGAGGTGGGACGCCACCTACAATAGCTGATGTAGGAATAGAATCAGTAATATAATTTGCATATAAGTACCCTCCCATCGAAACATCTCCTTTGACAAATAATTTTCCATTGAAGGATGTATCACCCTGTACATTCAACCTCTTATTAAAAGATGCATCGCCAGTTAATAATAATCTATTTTTAGCCACCAAATCATTTGATAAAACTAAACCAGCATCAAATTGAACATTATCACCAACCCATAATGTTTTATTAAAGCCTACTTCACTACCAACACTTAATATTCCATTCAACGATAGATCTCCACCAACATTTAATAAATTATCAACGGTTATATTATTTTTAACATACAATGAACTATTTAAAGAAGTGTCACCGTCTATATTTAAACGTGCATTCGTAGATATATCTGTGGTAAAAACAGTACTAATAGCACCATTCAATGCAGTAGTCGGTATGGATTTAGATGGATAATTTGCATATAAATAACCACTACCCATTGATAAATCACCGTTTACAAATAAACGTCCATTCATCGAAACATCGTTATTTACAAACAAACGACCATTCGTTGATATGTCATTAGTAACAAATAAATATCCATAAATATATGCATCATTCTGTAAGTATAAGTTACACTTATTATCGGATCCATTACGAGGTGATAATATTAAATTATAATTCATATACACATCATCATTAAATTCAGATACTAATTCGGTATATAATGTAGTATCTATTACTACACCATTACCATAAACATATACATTTCCAGCAAATGAAGCATCGCGGTACACATAAAAATTTTTATTTACCGTAAAGTCATTATCGATTACTTTATATCCAGTAATTATATCGTCACCAGTAGTGGTTACCGCACCATATATAGCCGATGCTGATACTGAATTAGCAGCAAAATTTGCTATTAAATTACCTTTAATAGTTACGTTATTATCTATCACCATATTTCCATTTAATGATATATCATTTACTACTACCAAACTTTTATTTAATGTAACATTTGATTGAAACGTAGTCTCTGATGTAGAAGAAATATAATTCAAGTTTTTTATAAATGCAGTAGTTGCTACTTTGGTTGAATTATCAGATGTGGACTGTGTTTTGGCGTATAAATTACTATTAAATGTAGAATCACCATTTACATATAGACGACCATTTATGGACGCATCAGTCAAACCAATAATTCTTTTCGATACCATTAACATTCCATTAATAGAAGCATCATCACCCACTACTAGCCGAGAATTAGCTGATAAATCACCAGTTAAAAATAATCTTCCATTTAATGACATATCCTCTGCTATTATCAATTGGTAATTTGTAGTCGTAGTATTAATAATTTGCTCACTGGAATATTGATACACCGATAAATTACCAAATACGGTTAAGTCTTTACCCACTACCAAATTACCGTTTAATGAGGTATCTGAAATTCCCACTAGAGTTTTTGCTACGGTCAAATTACCATTCAATGATGCATCCCCATTCACAAACAATCGCCTATTCACTGATGCATCGATTAATGCCACCATTCTTTTTCCTACTACCAAATTTCCATTCATCGAGGTGTCACCGCCTACGAATAATCTACTATTTACCGATACGTCATTGATTGAAATAATTGTTTTTGCTACTGTCAAATTACCATTCATCGATGTATCTTTTGCTACATATAAATTATTATTTATCGATGCGTCTATAGAAGATACTAGTGTCTTAGCTGTCATAATATTCAATACTGCCAAATTTCCATTAAATGAAGAATCATTCGCTACCAATATACGTCCATTCACAGATATATCATTAATTGCAATTATGGTTTTCGCTACCGCTAAGTTACCATTCATCGATGTATCTTTTTGTACATATAAATGATTATTTATAGAAACATCGGTCATTGCAATAATCGTTTTTCCAACGACTATATTCGAATTAAAAGATGCATCCGATATTCCCACAATTTTATTTGTTACTGTTAGATTTCCATTCATTGATGTATCGCCATTTACAAATAATCGTCTATTCACAGATATATCATTGATGGCAATGATGGTTTTTGCCACTGCTATATTCGAGATAAAAGATGCATCGTTTTGTACGAATAAACGACCATTGATGGATGCATCATTTAATCCAATAATGGTTTTCGCCACTGCTATATTCGAGATAAAAGATGCATCATTTTGTATGAATAAACGCCCATTGATGGAGGCATCATTTAATCCAATAATGGTTTTTGCTACCGAGAAATTCGAAATAAACGAAACATCATTTTGTACGAATAAACGCCCATTGATGGAGGCATCATTTAAACCAATGATGGTTTTTGCTACCGACAAATTAGAAATAAAGGAGGCATCATTTTGTACGAATAAACGAGCATTGATAGAAGCATCATTTAACCCAATAATGGTTTTTGCTACCGACAAATTCGAAATAAAGGATGCATCATTTTGTACGAATAAACGCCTGTTGATAGATGCATCAGATAATCCGATGATAGTTTTTGCTACTGATAAATTTGAATTAAAAGACACATCGTTTTGTACAAATAAACTATCATTTATCGATATATCAGTTAATGCAATAATAGTATCTGCAACTTGTATTTTAGAATTAAAAGAAGCATCATCTTCTACATATAAACGACTATTCATAATGGCATCGCCGTCAATACTAGCGTTATTCAAAACAGAATTTCCTGATAACGCTATGCCTGAATTTAATTGAACTGTACCATCTACAATGAGTCTACCTTGAACATATGCTGTTCCGTATGTACCTACAGTTAGGATTTTATTATAATATGCATTACCATATACTGTAATATCTCCACCACTAGTAATTGTACCGAACGTAGAACTATTGCCAATAGTTAAATTACCAGTACCTGCTATATCAGAACTGAAATTTCCACTAGCAAATGATAAACCACCAGCTAATGCAGAAAATGGAATACTCTCTTTAGTAAAACCAGCAGTTAAATTCCCTTGAATTACGGTATCGCCAATTACATTTAATCTTCCTTTTAAGTTAGTATTTCCACCAACAGTCAATGCCGAATTTATTGTAGCAGTACCAGTTACTGATAAATTTGAATTCAATGAAGCATCACCTGAAAGAATTAATCTAGATTTTAAATTTGAATCACCATTTACAAACAACCGATTGTTCGCAAATAAATCATTATCGATATATAAACTCGAAAGCATAGATACATCCTCTGTAATAAATAATCTTTTCCCAAAACTTACATCATTTGTTACATATAATCTATCTGTTAAGTTTGTTATACCATATATTTTTGTATTTCCAGATACATATAATGCAGAATTCATCGTTACATCATTATTCAATATAGTATAATCAAACACTGTCGTATTACCATAGAGAATGCTTTCGTCATTGACAATTAAGCGACTTTTGATATTCATATCACCCAAATTTGTGGTTTTACCTTTTATATATAAATTTCCATTCATCGATGTATCGCCTCCTACATTCAATCGACTATTCAACGATGTATCACCCATAATAATTGCTTTACCTCCAGTATAAAAATTACCAGCGAATGATACATCAGATGTTGTAAACAATCTGCCATTTAATGACATATCTTCTGCGACAATAAATTCATAGCTTACCGTATATACAGTCATATTGGTAGAATATTGTTGTACCGATAAATTACCAAATACTTTCAAATTTTTGGCTACATATACGTTACCATTTAATGAAGTATCACCACCTACATATAAACGACGATTCAAAGAGACATCTGAAACAACAAATAAACGGCTATTTAATGAAGTATCACCAATAATGATAGATGAACCTTGCGTGTATGAATTACTTTTTACATATAAGTTGGCATTTAATGATGCATCTGAAGCCAAAAATAATCGATTATTTAATGATACATCACCAGATAAATTAATTTTACCACTCACGACGAAACTACCATTAAATGATACATCTCCTGCCACTATTAATCTACGATTCATAGATACATCACTATTTAATATTGTTTTACCAGCGATATATAGATTTGAACCCATAGATACATCACTACCTATATTTAATCGTGAATTCAACGAGACATCGCCAATTGTAATCAATGATTTTCTGAATACAACATTATCTGATACATCAATCTTTTGGCCAAAATAAGTAGTACTCGTAATAGAATTACCAATATATATATTTGACGCATTCCCACCAAAATAAATAGATTGCGTGTTCTCATTTAATAAATAAAATGTTGAATTATTTGTCATCAATTTACCACCATCATTTATATTGATATCACCAGAAATTTCCATATTACCACTTACATCAACCAGTTTATTATTTACGCGATTAAATAAATTAGGTAAATGACAATAATATATTTTGGATAAACCAGCAGTGAGTGTGCTAACATTATTCGTAATGGTTTCTACAAATTTTTGTTTTACAGAAGCTATAATGATAGTATTCAAATCAGCCATATAGACACTTCGTAAATAATTATCACTATTGTTTATGGTTCTCGCTGTTCCAGCAGTATTTAATATTGAATCTGGTACAATTGACCATGTTACACCACCATCTATAGTATATATAAAAACACCCTCATCACCTACCGCTATTGCATTACTCGTATCATAAATATGTATATTTCGTAATGTCATACTCTTTCCTAATGAAGTTATCGTATTGATATTTTTCCATTCTGTTCCACCATCCGTAGTATAAGATATAACATTTACACCAACTGCTATTACATAGGTATCACTATATGCATATATACCATAATATGTATTACTAGTGTTTTTTGGGTCTTCGGCACTTAAAGTTACAGAAGTTCCTGTTATTTGAAGCTTTTGAATACCATTACCAATTATATATACATATTCATAATAACCATCCATTGCATTTACGCTAGTGATACCCGCAGTTTGTGTATAATATGAATTTATAGTTGGAACTCGAATTCCATTTAAATAATCAAAATTCATATCAAAAAATAAAATGGTATTGGTATCATATGTGGTAATTATTCTTCTACTTGAGCCACTAGTAATAGAACTTATATAAACTGCTGAAAAATCTCTAATAATGCCATCAGCAAAATAAAATATTTTCCAAGTTATACCACCATCTATCGAAAAATAGATATAATTATTTGTACTTGCTAATAACGCGTAAGAACTATTATAAATATTACATATGATGCTACGTGTAAATGATTCAAAATTACTAGTAGAATCTATACGAGATAAATTCCAAGTTTTACCAGCATCTTGTGTATATGCAAGAAATTGTTGATAAGGACTGGTTGTCGTATATGCCGAACCAGTTGCAATACCATAATTTTTATCTATTTTAGAATAACTAATATTTGATATTTCAAATGTATATTCTGCCATTTTATTTATTTCACCATTACTTATATGGGTAGGACCATTAATATCCATTACATAATTCTCGGTTCTCGGCATATAGGTATTTATTCCTAACGTTGAATAATATTTCGTTTTATCGGTTCCGCTGGTTATTACATAGTTTGGTTTATAATTACCACAAATATCCATCAAGCCGACTGAACCCATTGACCTTGATAAATTATTCGGTTGTGCTCCACCACCTATCGATAACCCCATCTTATTGGGTGTTATAATATTTATAAATGTGTTGGAACTACCATCATTTGATACAAGCGACAATGCATTACCAGTTTTACCTATAGTTGTTTCATAACTATCATATAAATAATTACCATTTGATATGTCATATATGATTACATTTTCATTCAATATATTGGAAGGTGTATTACGATTGGATATTAATAACCTAGATAAGATATTTGTAGAAGTGGATGATGTTATATTTGTAGCTTTTGAGGTTGTAATATTTATATTTTGAGTGGCTAATAAATTCAATGTACTGGCATTGATTGTTGTATTTCCACTACTTGTTAATGTGTTTTCACTACTCGTTATTGTAATTTTTCCATTATTGCTTTGAATACTAGAATCTTCAATATTATTCGTTATAGTACCATTATTAAAAAATTGTATAGACACTGCACGATCGCTAGATGAAACGACAATACCTTTATTGTTTGTATTTTGGGCTAACACATTTTTTATACTTGTGGTATCGGAACGAACAACCATCACATTAGTATTGTCCATACCATTGACATCAAAAACTGCGGTAGGAGTCTCCGTATTTATTGAAATACCTGTTTCACTACCATATAGATAATTGTATGTGTCGTTCGATGGGGGCAATTGATAATTTTCATTATTTATAAAACTAGTTGAATTACCAGGAATCGTAGTGTACATATCATTACCTCTTCCAAATATTAATTTATCGTTTACGTATGCATTTTGACCAACAAATAAATCAAATAAACTATGAATAGAACTCCTTGAATTCACATTTCCTATAACATTAACGTCTGTTTTTACAACAATACTTCCGTTTATTTCATACGCACCCGCATAAGATTCACGTAATAATACTTTATCAGCAACTAAAGTACCTATAGTTAAATTATGTAATGTATCTTGCTTACGTATTCCACCATATTTTCGCCAACCTTGATTTGACATTGGCTTTATTTATTAATATATATAAAATTACCGACTATTTTTTTTTATCCTGTATTACGTTCTTCATTGTTTTCCTTTTATTCTTTTCACTTACTTTTTGTATAATATCTCTTTTCTCTTTTAATGATTTTTTCTTTGGTATAAAAGGTGTCAAGGTTCTCTCTATTTTTATAGGTTTATGTATTTTATTTTTATGAAGATTAAATCTTACATGATGTTTATTTCTAAATTTTTGTGTATTGTTCTTCATTGAAAATCTTTTATTATTATGTTTTCCTTGTATTTCTATAGTTCCGTTATCAAATTTTTCTATGATCTCATAATCATCTACTTTTTTTCCATTTACAAATTGTTGTTGTTTTTCGATTTTAATAAATTTTTCATTGGTTGATGGTGGTAATAATTCATAAAACATTTTATATATTTCATTTATAAAATTTTTTAAACCTTCGGCTTATTCGAGAACCTTTCTATTTTTTTGTGTTTTTCTACTTCTGTTTATATTTTTTCTAATAAATCTCTCAATGTTCTCGATATCTCCTATAATTTTATCTGTTATTTCTTGATAAAACCCGCGAAATTCACTACGTCTTCTCTTCATATCCTCTATCGAGAACCATCCGATTTCTATTTTCTCAAATAATTTGGAATCATTGAGAACATTCTTATCCATTTTATTCCATAAAAATAAATGATTTTGATTATAATATTTTGGTAGGTTCTCATCATATGGAAAATAAAAAATATGTATATTATATTTTTGTTCTGTAGTCATATTATATGTTCCTCCATTCTTTTTTATCATTTTCTTTAATTCATTGGGACTACCTAAAAATCCTGATAATTCTTCACTTCCTTCTCTCAATGCGGTCTTAAATAAAGTTTCTCCCTTATCGACTCTTCCGCCAAAATCTGACCATCCTTTTGCTGAGTCTTCCATTGGGTTCTCTTTTCCGAATAAAAAATAGAGTTTATCATTATGTATTGTTACTGGTAAAATACTCGATGCTACCATTCCTAATATATATCTAGATTATAATTTTATTATTTTTATATTTTTGGTATTAGTGATAAATGTTTCTTCGGTCAATTCATATTCCTTGAAATTGATTGGTTCTTTTTCCGAGATTTTACTATAATCCACCTTCGGTATTCTTTTATAAAATTCAATTACTTTTGGATTCGTACGTATTCGGTCTGGATTAAATGCCGATAAATATAATCCATCTAATGACTTTATCCTAGATAACGCTACATATGTCTGTCCATATTCAAATATGGTTTGTCCTATATCTATCTCCGCCATATCCAATGTGGCTCCTTGTATCTTATGTATCGTCATCGCCCACGCTAACATTAATGGATACTGTTTTATCGCTATACAAGGAAATTCTTCCGACTGCCAATAATATGGCTCGATTGTTTTCACAATACCGTTCGAAAATTTCACTCGTATTACCGTATTCGACCCTAATTCTTCGATATCCAATATCACACCTTGAGAGCCATTACATATCGAATTATCGATATCTAAATTTACTGTACATAATACCGATGCTCCCTTTTTAAGTGTTAAGAATTTTTCACAAGGCGTATTATTTACCAGGTTCTCGATTTCATAGTCTTTTTCCTGATTTGTTATTTTATCACATTTGATGATTTGTTCCATTGTAAAGGGTTTTCCACTATCTATAAACATTTTACAATCTGTTTTTATACTATATTCGAACTGATATTCATCTTCATCTAATTTATGAAACATCATTGAATTTACATAATCTACTTTCGCACGTATTGGATATAATTTAGTGGGCTGAATGATTTTGGTTTCGTCATATTCTCGTTTTACATATTTCTTGAGAACCTCTATATTTTTTTCCGATAATTGTCCCCGACGTATTTCCGATAATATTTCGATATATGGTTTATCCGTCTGTCGGAATATAGTTTCTAATTCAATATGATTTTCCAATTTAAATGTTCTCGCCCATTCTAATGATTCAAAACAAAATTCTTCTGTTTCTGGTTCTCCCATTGTGCCCACTGGTGGTAATTGAAAGAAATCTCCTGTGAAAATGACTTGAATTCCACCAAACGGTTGAGAAGTATTTCTTATCACTTTACCGATTTCATCTAATATTTCAAATATTTTTCTCGACATCATACTGACTTCATCTATAATTAATATTTTCACTTTTTTCCAATTCCTAGGTTGTCGTTTATTTTTAAGTACCGAATCAATTATCTTTTCTTTTGACCCACGTGCTAATCGTATTCCGCTCCACGAATGTATGGTTCTCGCATTGCAATTTAATAATACGGCGGCACATCCAGTTAATGCACATACTTGAATTGATTTTTTCACGGATTCCGCATATGCTATCAAATGTTTGATCAGCGTAGTTTTCCCTGTACCTCCTGCTCCAGTTATAAATAGATTTTCTCCTCGTTTAAATTTTTCTAATGCATATTTTTGTTCTGTTGATAAATTATCTATATTCATTTTGTGTGTTTATTTAGAATTATTCAATATACTTCAAATCAATTTTGTTTACATAGTATATAATAATGAAATTTAGTAAAAAACTCGTATTTTTAGCTATTATATTAATTGTTGTGAGTATTATTACTATGTATTTTGGTGCAGTTAAATTAGAAAATATGACTTGTCCTACAGGTCAATCTGTAATTACTAGTATTACTTCAGATGGTACTAATGTAGAATGTAGTGGAACCGCTACTACTACAACAACTAGTCCAACTACTACTACGACAACTACTCCAACTACTGTATCGGCTTATTATAAAACAGGATCACCTGCTTGTTCAGTTTCTGGTACTGGATTTATTGCAACAGCACCGTGTGGTGGGTCAGTTACACCACAACCTAATAATTGTAAAAGTTATAATACTACTCAAAAAAAATGGTATAACCCAGATACTAAAGCATATATTAATGGACCAGCATCTACTTCTAACGGATCTGGTAAATTTATCTGTCCTTGAATAATGTACTGTGTTATCAACATATTATATTATTCGTGTTCTATTTCTAAACATAATGAAATATCTAATCCATTTAAATTCACAGGATTACCAAATTCATTTAATAATTGTATATTTAATTTCTGTAAATCCGATTTACCACTATAACTTCGGGTATCGCTTACTAATGCACCATTAAATCTATTTACTTCATACATATTTCCAAAACCATATATCGCATTATTTAATGCTATACGTGCTAATATATTCTTATTTATCAATGAGCGAGGTAATGGTGATATAAAAGATGATTGATTTCCTTTGGTAAATTCATCTATCGCCAAATATAAATACTTACTACCGGTTAAATCATATACTGCTTCTGAATATAATTTACTAGTATTTACCATACTATAAGATACATCACGGAAGCCCAATATCCAACCCAATTTATTTTTTAAATTATATTTATCAGAATTTCCATTCGAATCTACTGCGAAATCTATAGTATAATTATTAGTCGAATCAAAATAACATTTATGATTTGTATCTACATTCAAACTGATATCACTTGCAAATGTGGTAGATAATTGACTATTGATAGCAGTTACTAAACTGGTTATGGTATAATTATTATCACTTACTGTTAATAATAACGTAGTTCCAGATTTCGATATATAAAACACATTATTACCAAGACTCGCCGAAATATTATACATAGATAATGGTATTTCTACATTTGTT